CCCGAGGCCATCGGCGGTTCTCTCTTAGAAAGAATGCCAGAGCCCACCGGTTGGCGTCTGCTTATTCTCCCTTACCGAGGGAAAGGCAAGACGGACGGTGGTATTTACCTTCCGGACAAGGTTGTCGAGGAGAACACGGTATCCACGCAAGTGGGTTATGTTCTGAAGGTTGGAGAGCTGGCATACAAGGATTCCGAAAAGTTCCCGTTTGGGCCGTGGTGTGAGCAGGGCGATTGGGTCATGTTTGCGCGATATGCGGGCTCGCGGTTTCGGATAGACGGCGGGGAAGTCAGGATTCTCAACGATGATGAGATTCTGGCACGGATCAAAGAACCCGAAGACATTCTTCATTTCTAGGAGTAGATGATGGCAGACGAGAAGGCTCAAATCGAGCTAGACCTCGAAAATGAGGTTGAGGTTGAAATCCCCGAGCAGGAGTCAGAGCAGGACAATGCGCCCGTTGAGGTGGCTCAAGACGAGGATAATTTTGAAAAAGCGGAAAATGCTACACAGAAGCGCATTGACCGTTTGACCAAAAAGATGCGTGAAGCTGAGCGCCAGCGTGAGGAAGCGTTGAAGTATGCCCAGAGTGTGCAGGCAGAAGCGCAGCAGCTCAAGCAACGCATGGACACGTTAGATACGAGCTATGTGCAGGAGTACAGCACTCGCGTAGAAAGCCAGATGGCCTCTGCCGAGGGGGAGCTTGCTCGGGCCATGGAGGTTGGTGATACTAACGCTGTTGTGGAAGCACAGCGGAAGATCACCCGGCTAGCTATTGAGAATGATCGTGCAGAGCAGGCTAAAGCCCAGCAAGAGCGAAGCGCAAAGGCGGTTGAGACGGAGCAGGCACCGCAGGTTTCTCAACCTAGCCAGCCAGCACAGCCGAGCCGACCGGATCCGAAGGCTGAAGCTTGGGCGGAGAAGAACGAGTGGTTTGGTTCCGACGAAGCCATGACCTATGCGGCATTTGGTATCCATAAGAAATTAGTCGAATCGGAAGGATTTGACCCCAAGTCGGATGATTACTATACTGAACTTGACAGGCGTATGGGGGAAGAGTTCCCACATAAGCTTGGCAACTCCGGGGGAAGCAAGCGGCCCGCTCAGACCGTAGCTTCTGTATCCCGCAACACATCTGGGCGCAGCAGTGGGAAAAAGGTTAGACTCACCCCTAGCCAAGTCGCGATTGCGAAGAAATTGGGTGTGCCGCTTGAAGAATACGCAAAGCACGTGAAGGAGTAAGCGATGACTGAAGAAATGTTTGAAGGTTCGGTTAAGAGAACTCCTCGCGCAAAAACAACTCGGGAGAAGACGGCTAGGCGTAAGCCGTGGGCTCCCCCGTCTATGTTAGATGCACCGCCTGCACCGGATGGGTTCAAGCATCGTTGGATCAGGGCTGAGACCCGTGGTTTCGACGATACGAAGAACATCAGCGCAAAATTGCGTGAGGGATGGGAACTGGTCCGTAGGGACGAGTACCCGGACTTTGAGGCCCCGGTAGTCGAATCAGGTAAGTATGAAGGTGTGTTTGGGGTAGGTGGACTTGTTCTCGCTCGCATACCGTTGGAGACCGTTGACGAAAGGTCTGCGTACTTCCAAGGAAGGACAAAGGACCAGATGGAAGCGGTGGACTCCGATATGATGCGTGAGAATGCTCATTCGACAATGACGATCAGTAACCCTGAACGTCAATCCCGTGTAACCTTTGGGGGTACTAGAAAGTAACCCCGCAATCTGGAGAAAAGTAAATGGCAAATGCCCTTACTGGTGGCTATGGCCTTCGTCCGATTGGGATTACGGGTAGCGGTCCAAACTCTACTGGGACGACTCAGTATGAAATCGCATCCAACAACACCGACGCAATCTATCACGGCGGTATTGTAATCCCTCTTGCGGCAGGCGTCATAGGCAAAACGGACCAAGCGGTGGCTCCGCTTGGCGTTCTAAACGGCGTTGAGTATGTTGACTCGAACACAGGTAAAACTGTGTTTAGCAATTACTGGCCCGGTTCCAACAACGTGAGCGTTGATACGAACCATCCGGTTAAAGCTTTCGTGTTTGACGACCCGATGCAGCTTTATGTTGTTGCCGCTGACGGCACCAACACTGATCGTGCTACCGCACAAGCAGATGTCTTCTCAAACTGCGACATGGCCTCTGTGAACAACGGCAGCACAAGCACCGGTCAATCCAGCGACATGCTGGATATCAGCTCGGCTGCAACTACGAACACTCTGGATGTTCGTATCGTTGGTCTCTATGAGGACGACGCTAACACTGATTACTCCGCAGTGGGTCATCAGTACATTGTTCGTCTGAATGGTCACTTTAACTCAGGTACAACCATTGCGGTTGGCACCTATGCAACAACCGGCATATAGGAGGCTAGGAAATGGCTATTTCAAGAGCACAACTAGCTAAAGAGCTAGAGCCCGGGTTGAATGCACTTTTCGGCCTTGAGTATGATCGTTACGAAAACGAACATGCCGAAATCTTTGACGAAGAAACTTCGGATCGCGCCTTTGAAGAAGAGGTGATGCTCGGTGGTTTCGGAACTGCCCCAGTTAAGTCTGAAGGCGGAACCATTAG